CCAACAGGTTATGAAAAGCCTGGGGAGGCGTGACTTCTGACAGCAGGAACCGATTGCCCGCCACCCCCACCGGAGGGATTCCGGCATAGCAGTTTCAGTTAAACACACACCACCATGAGCTGGCAAATAGGTTCTCCCAACACGGGCACCGCACTCGCGGCGCTCGACGCAAATTCCGTCCGAATCCTGTGGCAAAAGACAGTCGATGTCTATGAGCAGGCCGAGGACTTCTGGATGCAGTTCGAGGGTTCCTCGAAAACATCCCCGATCTGGGTCATCAACGATACGAGCGTGGGCAAGGGCCTCAAGTTCCGTATCACCAACCGCGCCGGGTACTACGGTCCCGGTAAGCAGGGTGACAACCTTTTCAATAACTCCTCCGACTTTGAGACGGACGTTATCAACTCCAACGAGATCGATGCGGATTTCGTCCGTAACGCTACCTCAATCACGCAGCGCACCGATGAGTACATGGGTATGCAGGGTGAGCTTGCCAACGGTCAGGCCGAGGAGCTTGGCAAGTGGATGGGCCGTGAAAAGTCCGCCATGGTGTTCGCCACGATTGGGTATCTCGGTAACTCCGACAATTACCTGATTTCCAACAAGAAGTCGGCAATCGACAACTTGAAGTCGGCTGACGCCTTCCTGTACAACGACATCCTCCTTATGGGGCAGGCCCTCAAGCCGAAGGGTGCGACTCCGTGCGAAGTTGGCACCGTCAAGGGCCAGCCGGTGAGGAAATACTGCGTCGTCGGAACCACGCCGGGCCTCTTTGGGCTCAAGCAGGATCCGAACTACCAGCTCATCCTACAGAACGCCGCGCCCCGTGAGAAGTGGGACGAGAATCCGCTGTTCTCGGGCGGCTACGCCGAACTCGATGGTCATTCGATCCGCGAGTACAACCCGGTGGACGCTGACGGTTACTCCGTCGTGGGCTCCGTGTTCAACCCGAAGGCTTACCTCGGAACCGCCATCACGGCAGGTACGGCGACGTTCGCCATCGCGGGTGGTGGCTCTGCCCCCGCCGCTGCGCTGACGACCTACCAGTACTTCCGGTTCTTCCCGAACTACCAGTTCCCCTTCATCGGTGGACAGGTGAGCTTCACGGCCCCCTCGACCGCCCGCTACCTGCTCGTGGTCAACTCCGCGAACGACCCGTATGGTCCGGGCGTCGGAATGTACCAGTACACGACCGGCAACAACGGCAACACCATCACGATCACGCAGCGGCTTGCCGCAGTGCAGAATGGTCCGGTGGCGCTTTCGACAGTCGGCAACGTCACGTGGAACACGGGTGTCTGGTCAACCGCCAACGGCGGACCTGGGCACAACGAGAACCACTCGATCGGTGCTACGATCATCCTTTGCAACGCCTATGGCACCCCCATCGGCGGAACGGTGATGTTCGGCGCCGGCTTCCTGCTCCGTGGCTATGGTTCCATGCGCAATCAGCGCAGCCAGTGGCTCGTTGACGGTGGATTCGAGACCCGCAAGTACATTACCTCAGTGTTCGGTCAGCAGCTCCGCAAGAACACCTCGGGCAAGTACCCCGGCTTCGTCTTTATGACGCACGCTATCTCCTACCCGGAGTTGGGCCTGCCCACCGTGACCTAAGTAGGGTTCGGATAGCTTACTGGCCCCCTTGGCGAAAGTCAGGGGGGCCTATTAAGCCATAAGACACTCTACGTTATGAAATTCATCATCTATCTCGACGGGAACCCGATGGTACAGGGTTACACCCGATTCGAGTTCAAGTGGAGCCAGTCACACGGGGCCTACCTATGGGAAGGCCGCGAGATCGACGCGACAGAGTTCAACAAGGTGGCCGAAGTCGCGCTCACCCGCTACGCCAGGATGCAATGGCACCCGAAGGTCAAGATCATCTCGGGGCTTGGCGAACAGCCGCTAACCGCCGTTCTGCCTCCCTCGGTTGGGAACGAAATCACCGTGGCCGAAGCCGAGGATGTCATGGAGCGCCTTGCACCGCATCGTTTGAAGAAGAAAACTGGCCCGAAGCCGGAATTAGTGCCTGCATGAAGCCATGTCCCTCACACTCAATAAGGCCGCGCTGGACCTGATTTCAAAGTTGGGGGTCGATAATATCACCGACCCTACGACGGCGAGCATTCAGATTCAGCAGGACGTAATCACAGCCTTAAACGGTGCGGGACAGTGGTTGCAGAGGGCAGGCGAGGACTTCTTCACCCGTACCACAATTACGCAGGCGTTGACGGCGGGCACAGCGCAATACCTGTTGTCCGAGAACATCCAGTCGGTCATCGGGCCTATTCGGCTCAATAACCAAGTGCCCATGGCCGCGCTACGGTCCCGTGGCGAATTGGATCAGTTTGACCGCATCTTCTTGGGGCAGGCTGACTACGGGGCGGCGGCGGGCACGCCAATCGCCTATTGGGTGGAATCCGTGTACGCGGGTGGCGGATTTAGCGGTGATATTGCGGCCATCAATATCTGGGTGGCGCCGACGCCGAACACGGGCGGAAACACGCTCTACATCGAGTGCATTCAAGAGTTCCCGTCGCTCACGATCAGCCAATTTGTCTCAGGCCCAACGGATACGTCGATTCTTCTGCCGGTGGCCCAGAACTACGCGGAAACGATCTATATGCCGATCGCCCGCTACCTTATCATGCTTTCCAGCCAGTTCAGCCGACCCGACCTGCGCGACCAGATCACCGAGCAATACAAGCGGGCGCTTGACGAACTCTCCACGGCGGGCGGCTTCCCTGACGCCACGCAAGTCCATGGCGACCGCGCCAATATCGGCTCCCGCGAAGTAAACGCCTAATCCCATGACTGTTTACCAACTATGTGAACGCATCGCCCGCAGGAGCCGTACCGGCGACCTGACGAAGCTCGCGTTCACCGAGCAGATGGATGTCTTGCAGGCGGCAAATGCGGCCTTGCAGCGGGCATACAATGCGCTGCCGGCGTACTTCAAGGAGCAGACCCAAGGCTTCACGCTTCCCGCTCCGGTGACACTCAATAACGTCACGGTAATCAATGGCTCAACAGCCATGTCCACGGGGATATTCAACCCGTCCCAGATAGGGCAGACCATCCAGATTGCGGGGGATCCGCAGTACAACCAGATCATCGGCACCCAAAACCTGCTAAATCCATACACCGGCCCATCGGGAACCGCCGCCACGGCTACGATTTACGGCGATGCGGTGTATTCGACCTCGTACCCATTTGACCGCATCATCGGCAACCCGCGATTCACGAACATCGGGGTTATTCCCATCACGCCCGTTGAAATGTCCAAGGCGGGGGAACAATGGACGTACCTCTACCAGCAGACCATTGGACAGCCGATGACATGGTGGGTGCAGCATCTTGGCAACTCCCAGGGAGCGCAGCCCATCCTTGTGATGAAGTTCGCCCCGTACCCCGACCAAGCCTATTCAATCAAGGTGCGGCTGGCCTTCTGGCCGATGCGCTACCTGATTACGGATATGCAGGGGGCGACGACGCTCAATGTCCCCGACCAATTCCTTGAGAAAGCCCTGATCCCCATGGCGATTCAGGAGTTTATGACCTCCGAGCAATGGAAGTCGATAAGCCCCGAGAACGATGACCGTTGCGAGAAGCGGGGCGATGAGGGCGAGCAATTCCTGCGTTTGCAAATTGCAGACCCCGCAGCACCCGCTAATAGGATATTTACACCACTAGGTTACTAACCACCCACTCCCATGAGAATCACGAACAACGCCAACATCCAGCAGCCCGCAGCGCTTAACGTCTATGATCAGTCCAAGCCCGGTGCGGGAAGCCAGTCAGACCTAATCACCAACACGTCCACCGTTAATGGCGCATGGGGGGCAATCACCGCTCTGGCGGCAACCGTTATCGCAACCCTCGTCACCACGTCGGTCAAGACGCTTAATGGCGCGGTGGCGGGCATAGCGGCCTCATCTGCGGTCTTGGGCGTCACTTACACAATCCAGACCCTCGGCACCACGACCCCGGCGCAATTCAACACGCTTTTTGGCGTGAATCCGAACGGAGCTGTTTGGGCTGTCGGCATGACCGCGCAGGCTGTCGGAGCAGGCGCGGGCACGGCGGTCCTATCCACGGACGAGCAGAGCATCACCGCCCTGACCGTTCCTGTTGGCGTTACAATCTACGGGGAGTTTAAGCAGATCACCCTGACATCCGGTTCGGTCATCGCATATCGCGGTTAAAATGTTCACGC